GTATGTAATCACATACACACTCAGTTTGACGGACCTATCCGATAAATAGCTTACCCACTTATTAGTGGTCGCTCTTTTACCAGGACTTGATCCTGTCGCAAGTACAAAATATTATTACCTACGTCTTACGATGATGATTTGGTATTGTGTTTTAGTTAGACCTATATGATTTGTTAGTACTGCCTTGCGAGGAGCTGGAACGCTTATCATTAGTCGGACCTTTTATTAACCGCTGCAAGCAAGTTATAGATCCTATTGCACAATATGCGAGAATGACCAATGATTTTGGAATATGACGCTGATAAGATTGCTATGGCCCCGTTCTAGGCCCCCGAAAAGTTACAGTACGGGGCTAATGGAACAAGTCTTTGTGGAGTGAAATTACCTCTCTCTGAAATTAGCGACTTCAGCTGCGTGAGTTCTCTTCACATTGTACGTATATCTAGGAATAAGGGCTTTATAGGCCCTGACGTAGTACTAGACGAAAAACTTTACATTGCTACCATGGATTCAAACAAACAAATCACTCTCTATACGAACCTAACTGTTTGCGACCATTGCGAGAAAGGACATACGACAAAGAAAGCTGTTATTCAACACCTTGCCAATTCTGGCTGCACTGGTTCCACCATTTGTTACTGTGGACAGAAGGTCTCTAATAAGAATGCCGCGGATCATATGCTCCAATGCCGCTTCTTTGGACCTCTTGGCTGTACTCTCTGCCCTGACCGCCTCTTTAAGTCTCTTGAGAAGGCCAATAACCATGCTTGGAGCGCTCACGGTGGTGGACGCTGGACCCCAATCATTCAAGAAACCGTGGATTTTAAGATGCAGGCTCAAGTTGGAACCCGCTTTGTTCAGATGCAAATTGATCAATTGAAGGAACGTGCGCGAAATAACGCCCAGAAGCGCACGATTCTCAAGGAGTTGGTCAAAGAATCCAACTTCGCTGCCTCCAACTCGAAATTCAGCCAGTTGGTCGAGTACTTTGGTGTGGATCGCGTTATCCCTCTCTTTACGAGAACTCAGGGACGTCTTCGTGATGTGCCTCTTCAGCTTGCCGACCATGTCATTACTGTGCGTGTGAACATGATGGATCCCGACTTCCGCACGATGTGGACTCGTCTTGGGCCTGTTGTTGTTTTTCGTGCTCAGGCACTTTTTGGTATCGACATCAACCATCATACTGATGACGCACTGAACGGACTCGCTGAGCAACTCACAACTCTCCTGCGAGGTTTTAATGTGAATATGTCCGCTATTAAGAAGATCACTTCCTTGAGCTGCAAGCTGGTGGCCATGGTCTGTGCAAAGTTCAAGGCTGGTGTAGTGGCTCCGTTGATCATTGATGCTCTTGTCACAAGTGGCGTCTCCACGGACCTTGCCCAGGAAGCGTGGAACATGGTGAAGGATCACTTCCGCACTGTGAGTCAGTTACTCCGTGGAGGACTTTTTGCTCAAGCCGCTGATTTTGACCCCATTGCCTCATTGACTACGGTCATTGCGATTATGGGTGGCACTATGCTGATGAAGAAGATCCCTCGGGAGTCTGAGATCAATGAATGCGTGGCTGGCGTGACGAAACTCGGCGGGTTTGTGCGTGGACTAACGTTCGCCTGGTCTGGCCTCGAAAAGCTTATTAGCTTCGTGCTCAAGAAGATTTTTGAGTGGCAAACCGGTCTTCCCGCCGAAACTAAGGACTTGGAACAGTACATGGAGGGCATTGCTGCTTGGTTTAAAGAGATTCAAGAGATCGTTGGACTGGCCACTGCAGATGAGATTGCACGCGATAGTGAACTTTGTGCCCGCCTCGAGTCGCTCTATCGTCAAGGACTGATTTTCTCTCAGAAGGCTGTCGAGTTTAAGGCCCCTCGCGAAGTTCTTGGCCCTTTTAATACTCACTGGGCCGTCCTGAAGAATCTTTACGAGAAAGCTACGGCCAGTGGAGCATTTCGCTCAGGACCAAGAATCGAACCTGTTGTCATCTATCTTCATGGTACGTCTGGTGTTGGCAAGTCTGGCATGATGTGGCCTCTTGCTACTGACCTCCTTAAGGTTGATGGCATTCCCACCGATTCAGATGGGAAGAAAGACCCGACCCGTGAAATCTATATGAGAAACGTCGAACAGGAATATTGGGACGGTTACAAGAACCAGCGCGTTGTCATTTATGATGACTTTGCTCAGATCGTGGACTCCGCTGGGAAACCCAATCCTGAGTTCATGGAACTGATCCGAACTGGCAACTTGGCACCGTATCCATTGCATATGGCAACCATCGAGGAGAAAAGCAAGAGCTATTTTAACTCGCGTGTCATTATTTGCACCTCCAATGTGGACGTTCGGCAGATTCGCCCGGAGTCTATTGCGTGCACGGAAGCAGTTCGCCGCCGTTTCGATCTTGTCGGGGAAGTGCAAGTGAAACCGCAGTATGCGCGCCGCGGAGAAGATGGACAAGACTATTTGGACAGAGTTAAAGTGGAGAAGCTCACTGGTTCCCCAAAACCATCGCTTGACGTTTACAAGATTTGGCTTCGAGATCCTCTCACAGGACGACTTGCTTGTGACACAGCACTTTCCTATCAGGAATTCTCGTGTTTGGCACTGCGCAAATACCGAGATCGTTTCACACGCTCTTCCACCATGCAGCGTTTCCTGCAGGAATATGCTGAGCTTCCATTGATGGCTCAAGCTCTCTCTCCCTCAGAAGAGGAACGTTGGTTGACGGAACTGGACACTGAGGTCAAATTGATTGAGCTGCAGGGCATGTCTGGATGGACTGGACAACAGATTGAGGAGTTCATGGAAATCTATCCAGATATCCGAGATCTCATTCATCCCGATACTCAGCCTGCTCTGGATGAGTTTAAGACATTACACAAAACGTGGGACACCATCCAGGTGGAGTGGAGCACTCTTATCTCTGAACAGGAACAGTTGTGGACTGACGATGCCGCTCAACGCCTGAAGCAATTGGTGAAGCGTGATACGATGCTCCTATATTCCGTCGGAGATTTGCTCGAAGGCATTCGTGAGCGTGTGGTCCGCTTCAATCGGAAAGTGATTGAGCGTCTTCGGGCCGCGAGTGCTGGTTGGCTGGATCGTGTCAAAGCGTTTTGTGCCGATGTAGCCGCAAAGGTGAAGGAACATCCATATATCACCATCGGTCTCGCCATTGTACCCATTTTGCTCATGGCTGTTGGTCAGTATATGAAGGGAACAAAGATCGTTGCTGCTGGCCCACCGTTGGATCACCATCATGAGGGACTTACTCGTGGCGAGCGTACCTTGCATCGTCATGTTTGTCTCTGGTGCGAGGAAATCTTTGAGCACACTCACGTCATCAAGTCAGTGCAAGAATCGGTGCAATATCCCCAATTGTGTGGAAAGTGTGATCGCGCGGGAACTGTCATCAGGTACGGAGAGCGCAATGGAGAACCTGGATTCGAGATTCTGCGAGGACACAAGATGAAGTTTGCCCCGTTCGAGTTTGCCACAGAGTTGAGTGGCTCTGGGGATGTGCACACGCGCAAGAAAGAGGCGATGAGGACCGAACTTTCTGGTTCCGGTGATGCTCACACCAAGAAGAAGGAAACTCTCCGGACAGAGATCACGGGATCTGGCGATATCGCCACGAAGAAGAAGCAGAGTCTCGTGGTTGAGATCGATGATGAAACTGGCGATGATTACGAACCCGTTATTACTGAGGACAAGATTGAAGCTCAGCTCCTGTCTGACCCCAATGCATTCCAGGTATCGAGAAAGATTCTCCACAATATGTACAACTTGGAAGTGAAGAGCGATGGAGTCTGGAAGGCCCGCATTAAGATTTGCTTCATTGTCGGCCGTACAGCTCTGACTGCTGGTCATCTTGCTCCCCACCTGGAGAAAGCTGAGGAAGTGCGCATTTGGAATGCTACGGTTCGTGACGGTCATGTGTTTCCGAAGTCCAAGCTAAAGTGGATCAAGGTGGAGAGCAAGGATGGAACGTCTAAGGATCAACTCCTAATTGTCTTTCCAAGATCAGTTCATGACCACTGTGACATCACCGCCAATATTGCATCCTCGGCCGAGTTGACTCGCTTCAACACTGTCAATGGCTGTCTTTTGACTCCCGCTGACGGTGTCGTCATGATGAAGTACGGACAGGTGCGGTCTTCGGATCTTGTGAAGACATACACGGACAAGCTTGGAACCACTTATAAACTCCGTTCCTCGTACCAATACAATCTTGAGACGAAAGACGGAGATTGTGGAGCGATCCTCATGGGAGTTCATACGGGCTTGGCACGCAAGATTATTGGCATTCACGTGGCTGGAAGCATTGGAATTGGAATGGCGTCTCCTCTAAACATTGATGACATCAAACGTGGTCTGGCTGCTGTGGAGATGGATGCTCAAGTGAGTCTCAACCTAGACGCGCTATTGAAGCCGCCTGTTGCTGGTGAAAAAGTTGATCTGCCTGAAGGGGATTTCGTACCGGTTGGCAAGGCCCTTTATAAGGTAGCTTCTCCCACCAAGACCGCACTGCGTGAAAGCGCTGTTTATGGCCTCATCACCGAGCCTACAACAGCTCCCAGCGCACTCAAACCCAAGATGGTCGATGGTGTGCGTGTGGACCCCATGCAGCAAGGACTCAAGAAAGCAGGTCGCATTCCTCCCTCTCTGGATACCAAAAGGCTTGCTATTGCCGTGAACGACGTTGAGCGCATTGTGAATACCATTCCTGAACCAGATCATGCACGCATACTGACAGACGATGAGGCTGTGGCTGGGGTTGAAGGAGATGCTTTTCTTGCACCAATCAACCGCAAGTCTTCCCCCGGTTTTCCTTTGACTCGAGAGAAGAAGGGGATGCCCGGAAAGATGCGCTGGTTGGGTGACGCTGAGTACAGACTGGATCCGGAGATCAAAGCTGAGATGGATCGAGTGGTGGAGAACGCTAAGAACAACGTGCGAACTCCAACCATTTGGACTGACACTCTTAAGGACGAACGTCGACCCTTGGAAAAGGTTCGAGTTGCCAAGACGAGGGTATTTGCTGCGGGACCAATGGTTTATACGTTGGTTTTTCGTAAGTACTTTCTCGGCTTTGCTGCACATTGCGCCAAGAACAGGATTGACAATGAAATCTCAATAGGGACGAATGTCTACTCTGTGGATTGGACGCGAACCGCCGAAAGGCTGCGCAGCAAAGGTGACAAAGTTATTGCGGGAGACTTTTCCAACTTTGACGGAACGCTTGTCCTCGAGCTGCTCGCTGAGATCGTGGAAATTGTTAACAAATTCTACAATGACGGCGAAGAGAATGCTCAGATCAGGCGAGTCCTTTGGAAGGAGATTGTGAATTCGGTTCATGTTTGTGAAGACAACGTGTATTTGTGGACTCACTCCCAGCCATCAGGATGCCCGATCACAGCGATCCTCAATTCCCTCTACAATTCCATCTCCATGCGCTACGTCTGGCTCACCGTCATGCCTGCAGAGTACCGCACAATGAAGGCTTTCAACGAGCACGTTGCCATGGTGTCCTATGGGGATGACAACTGTGTCAACATCGCTGATTCTGTCATCGACCTATTTAATCAGCTAACTATCGCTGCAGGATACAAAGAGATGGGCATGACCTACACTGACGAAACGAAATCTGGAAATATGATTCCTTATCGCTCTATTAGTGAGATCGGATACCTCAAGCGTAGTTTCAAGTGGGATGAGGAAGAACATCAATTCATCGCTCCTTTGGAACTTTCTGTGGTGCTCGAGATGATTAACTGGGTGAAGGGGGACTTCGATCGTGAGGAGAGAACTATTGAGAATATGGAAACATCTGCATTCGAGCTCTCTCTCCACGGACGCGAAGTCTTTGAACACTGGATCGAAAAATACAAACAGGCCACGCGTAGCTTCCAGATTCGCCCACTCTTCTTGACCTACGACGAATATCGCTTTGTCGAAGCCAAGAAGTATGGACGTTTGGCAGCTGCCTGTAACTAAATCCGAAGCTAGGGGCTCTTTCCAATCGCCGCAAGGAAAGAGCAGCAAAGCCCGGTCTTCGGTCTTCGTTAGAAGGGCGGAGAGTTTAGAGACTCTACTGGCTGGTGTGTGCCGCCTAAAATCCAGGCTACCAGCTCGGCGCTTTTGATCAGATCCGTTTAATCGAGCGGCTGAGAGTTAGCTAACTCAATCGATTGCTACATCACAAGATCAAGATTTGACCCATATCGGGCCGCAAGAAAATGTTCAGCAGATTACAACATTCGTGGACGACTCTAACATCCAGTCCTACGAGAAGCCACATATATCATCTGTGACTGCATGGACCAAAATGGCGGAGGACAATAAATTGCACGACATTCATGCCATCCTTCGTCGTCCTGTGAAAGTTTTGGAAGGAGAGTTCAACAACGCCTTTACAACGGTGAGTTTGAAGTTTCCTGATGTTATCTTTCAGAACTCTGCAAACGTCGTCAAGAAGCTCGATTATTTCACTTTCTTTCGGGCAAATGTCAAAATTCGTCTCGTCTTCAATGCCACCCCTTTCATGAGTGGTAAATATTGGCTTTTCTTTGCACCTTTTGACGATGTTTCAAACCGTGGCGCCATGCTTAATAATTTACCGAATGCTACCGGATTTCCTGGTGTCGAAATTGACGTCGGTAGCAATGCACCCGTTGAAATTAAGATGCCATATTGCTCCCCTTTGTCTCACTTCAACTTGATTGATTCCCACTCCAACATGGGTGAGATGTATATTGTGCCGATCAATCCCATCCAATCCGGTACATCGCCTCTTACTGTAGGGGCAAATTTCACTATCTTTGCCTGGTTCGAGGACATTGAACTCGCCATGCCTACTTCAAAAGCAGTGACTGTTCCTGCCGTCGCCGACGAAGTGTGGGTTGCGCAAATTGGTTCTGAAGAACATGCTGCCACCTCCGGACCTCCCATTTCTGGCATTGCCAACACCGTTGCTGCAGCAGCTTCCGTGCTTGGTTCCGTCCCTATTCTTGGTAGCTGGATGCGACCAGTGGAGTGGGTGTCACGTGCCATTGGGGGTGCGGCTTCTGCAGTTGGGTGGAACAAGCCCACTAACCTTGACAAGAATTGCCCATACATCAACGTACCCGCTAAGGGTTTTACGAACGTTGATGGTATTGACCTTTCTTCAAAGCTTGGGGCAATGCCCGACAATGGTCTAACTTATGACGGAGGAATTTTCTCGACGGATGTGGACGAAATGGATCTTACTTATGTTTCATCCAAATCGTGTATTTTCCGTTCTGCAATTCCTTGGAATTTGACGACTGCTGTCGGCACCAATTTACACTACAACGCAGTCGCGCCTGGGCTCACTCAAGGGTCAACGATTTTGAGCCCAACTACTGTGGCATATGTCGCTTCCATGTTTCAACAGTGGCGAGGTACCATCAAGTATAGGCTTGCCGCAGCCAAGACTGCATTCCACACTGGCAGGTTGAGGATTACTTACCATCCTGGTGTTTACGGCTCGGACGCGCTTACGGGCACGATCGCTGAGAACGCCTACAACTGGATCCTTGATCTGAGTGTCTCTTCAGAACTCGAATTTGAGGTGCCATATGTATCCAATGTTCCTTGGAAAGAGGTATTTCTTGGGCCATATAACCACTCAAGCTGGGATTTGGAGAGGTATTCCACTGGCACAATAACCATCACAGTTCTTAACGAATTACGACGCGCATCAGATTCTGTTGCAGATAATGTGCCATTGAACATGTGGATTTCTGGCGGTGAAGATATTTCTTACGCCATGCCTGACTTTGCGCGTTTTACCGTCGCACAACCTCTCACTGCACTCGGCGATCTCCAAGAAGAACCGGAGACCGAGTGGAGAGCCCAAGTTTTCAACTTGACATCGACTGCCATTGAGCACAATGAACAGGTGCAGGACACATCAACATCCGTATTTCCTATGGGCATGATGGACCACACTATGGCAGAACAACTGTGCATCGGAGAGAAAATAACCAGTCTCCGACAACTCATTAAGCGATTTGGTTTGACTTCAATTGGCAAACCTTTCCCTTACATCAATTCTACTGGCGAACGCTATTGTTTTCCCGGCCCGATTCCTTTAAACAACGATTCCTATCTTTTTAATAAAATTCGGATTGACCCTGCTTATTTCGGGGAGACAACAACTACAGGCTCTGTGCAGTGGCAAAACATTAGGTACCCAGTATCGCGAGCAGCGAATGGAACTTTGACTGAAGACAATTTTGAAGCCGTTGTTCAACTTCCCACGCGCTGCCCGCTATACTACATTTCTTACCTTTACCGATTCTGGCGAGGTTCGAGACGGTACAAATTTGCGACCCCTGCGACTAATGGTTTACGATCTACCAATCAAGGAAGGCGACCCGCGTTTTTCGACACTACTACGCGGGATGAGTACGACGCCACATTTGATGGATTTGAGTATGACGCCATACGGCCAACTGATCCCCTCATAGTGCGACGGTCGACCAATATTGATGAAAATGGAGCTCTCGAGAGACCTGTTCTTGATACCTTCACTGGCACGCAGAACTCATCAGTTTTTGAGCATTATGTGTACCCTGATCTGAATGGCACCATCGAATTTGAGGTTCCCTACTACGCTCAGACTCCCATCTCTCTTGTAGGAGAAGGAACAATCTCGAGTGTGGATGGGCCCATCGTTAGACGCAGCAAGGTTGACGTTATGCGTTCTCTCGACCCTAAGGGCCTTGATCGCCCTATGTACTCATATTATAACAACACGACCTTTCCTCAAAGTCCCATCAGCACTGCTGTTGACACTGGTGGAGTGCGCAACTGCTTTGGTGCTTACAACTTATACGAAGCAGCTGGCGACGACTTTAGTTTTGGCTATCTTATTGGAGCCCCCCGGATTCGCCGTGTCGCACACATATAAACTTCAGAAGAAATTTCTTAATAGGTCTTTCCTTCTTCCTTTGTTTCCGCAACTAACCTCTTGGTGGTCACCCCATGCGAAAGTGGGGTCCTTCTCATATTCTAGTACGATGAACCACCCACGGGGTGGATGTAGTCTTACTAGGTTAAGTATGTTAAGGTTCAGCCTTGAGTCTTATTGGTTTAGAAGTTTATAATTAGGATTAAAATTCTTTCGTACTAGACACTAACCCCTAGTTTTTCTGTTAATTGCATTCTTTCGCGATAACGATTAGGG